AGAGGCATTGATACTCGAAGCCGAAGCCACAGCCAAGAAACAAGCGCGTATTGATGCAATAACTAAATTAGGTCAGGCTTCAGGATTAACAACAGAAGAAATAGAATCAATCTTAAATATTTAGTATTGAGTTAATTTCTGCTTCAGATAGACCAGATGCTGCACCTAGTTTGGTAATCGCATCTATTCTCAGTTGCTTCTTTGCCTCATACTCGGCTTCGAGCAAGTTAAATTGGACATTGTCGGCTTCGCGTTGTGCAATAAATGCTTCTCTATCTGCACCTTTAAGTTCAATAATTTGGTCATCAATACCAATCATAATTTTTTCAGTTGCCATTAGTCATTCCTCACTTATTAAATCCGTATGTGCTGACAGAACCAGTTATATCACCTGTGCTGGCAATAATGCTAAACCCGGTAAAAGAAGTAGTGGCATTAAATAATCCACCACCAATGCTTGTAACTGCTGCTGCAGTTGAACCAATAACTCCGTCATTATGTACTAAAGTTTTTGTTCTTAAACTGGCAAAAGGGTCAATAACTTCAATTTTAGCGGCATAAAAATCATTGTCACCACTATTCATTTGCATAATTGTAGCAAAAGAAGTAATGCTAGAATTTCTAAAATTTTCTGTTGCATTAGCACTTGTGAATCCAACATATCTTTCATTATAATTACTTGTTGAATCATCAGCACCTGAAACTCTTAAACGCATTCCAACGTTTTTATCAGCAGCAGAATGAGCAGTAATTCTAAGTAGAATTAAATAATTGTCATAGGTTGCACTAAAAACATCATTAACAGATTGAGAACTTACTCCACTAATCCAAAGCAAAATGGGATAAGATTAAATCAATGACAGAAACTCCTTTATTTACAATACAAGAAATACTAAATGCTTACGAAAAACGTTTTGTTGTTTTAGGTCACAAAAGACAACTTTGGCTAACCGATAAACATTTGATCAATCGCCTAAATAAAATTGCTCACCCACAATTTGCAACCACAGAGGATTTAGAAGCAGCAGTTATGCTGTCACCTGCGCAATCCACACGCAAAGGAAATATCAACCGATACAAAATGATTTATCGTCATTTAATGTATTTGAAACTTATTCCTGAACGTGAATCACCAGCAGAAAAACTACCTAAGTTACGAAAACCAAAATCAATGCCAAGACCTTTTACCCACACCGAGGTGGCTTTAATTATGAAAGAAGCCAAAGAACCACAGAAGCATTGGTTCATACTTTCGTGCTTCGCAGGGTTAAGGGCCGCAGAAATTTCTTTATGTTCAGGTTCTGACCTTGAGGAAGTTGGTGATAGTTATATGATCCGTATCCCTAAAGGCAAAGGTGACACTAATTTGGCTTTGCCAGCGCATCCTGTTGTTGTCGAAATGATCAAATCGTATAACACTCTTGGCAGGTTATGGCCAACAATGAAACCTCACTCATTATCTGTTGCCGCTTGTAAAGAATTAAAACGCTTAGGGATAAACAAAAAGTTGCATTCTGGTAGGCACTATTTTGCAACAAGTGCTTATTCTGTTTCTAATGGCGATATTTTGGCTGTATCTAAACTTATGCGCCACGCTTCCCCTGCAACCACAGCGATTTACGCAGAGTTGGCCTCACCTGTTGCAAAAGCAGTTGTAAACGCAATGCAAACTCCAGGTATAGAATAGAACTAAGAACCTGCGCAAATACCCTCGAAAGGTTCTTTATGAATTTGAAAATTACAAAAGATGTTATTTTAAGAAGCGTTGCTTTATTTTTAGTTACAGCCTTACCTGCTATTGGTGCAGGATCATTTATTGGAGTTGAACCTATAAATTCTGCTGTTATTGCAGGGGCATTAGCCGTGAGTCGTATTGTTACAGATTTGGCCAAAGCATTTTTGGATGATGGAAAATTAACGCAAGAAGAAGTTGATGCCATATTCAAAAAGGCTAACAAAAAAGAAGAAACCAAGTAACCTTGTATATCCAATGGAAAGACGACAAAGTTAAACAGTCTTTCAAACCTAATGCTTGGTCACCTATGGTTCTCAATGGTAAAGATGCCATTGACCCAACAAGTGAGGGTAATTGTTTTTGGGAAGCCCAACTTCATTTAACTTTACCTAAAACAGGTAGACCAACCTATGTGAAAATGAATTACTCAAGAGATTACAAAGGCAAAAATGACACTACTGGCACAAACACTTACGCTGTGCCAGCAGATGTCACTTCTGTTCAGTTCACACTTTCTTGGTTCTTCAAAGCCAAACCTGGTACACCTATTTCTTGTATGGTTTACCACAACGGAAAGTCAGCAATAGTTTCAGAAATTAGACAATTCAAAGGGATGATAATTTAATGGGTTCACCAATCGTAAACGGAAAAATAACAACTGCGTATAAGAAAAAAGGCAAGATGTGGTCAAAGGGGTATCACACAGGGGTAGATTATTCTTGCAAAGTTGGAACACCAATTGTTGCTGTTGCAGATGGCAAAATTGAACCAGCAAACTGGGGAAAAAGTTACGGCATTCAAGCAGTCCAAAAAGTTGAGGGTGGATGGGTTATTTATGCTCATCTTTCAAAACTTGATGTTAAACCTGGTGACAAAGTAACCAAAGGCCAACAAATCGGTTTAAGCGGCAATACTGGCAATTCATCTGGTCCACATTTACATTTTGAAATGCGTGACAACATTCGCTGGTCTGCTGGAAAAGACATTAATCCAAAAGGAATATTGGAAGCATAATTGAATAAGCGCAAAAAACTGCGCTTAATTTTGTCTGTCATTATGCTTGGTCTTATTGTCATTCCACCAAGTTTTGCTGACGAACAAACAATTGAATTGTCACCTGAAGTTCCTTATGTTGATGTTCCTGTTGAAGCGACAGCACCGACACAGATAACAATTCAAACAAGCACAGGTACACCTCAAACTAATCCTGGGTTTATTGATTCTTGGATTGAACTTTGGCAAGACACAACAAGGATTGCTTTTAATGATGATGGTGCTCATTCAGGTACAAATGTTTTGGCATCTTATTTATCTTTGTATTTAGATACAGGATTTTATTTTATTCGAGCAACTTCTTACGCGTATATTTGTTGTAATTCTTCACCAAGTGGTTCTTATGTTTTAACTTGGGATGGTGTCACAACTGTTCAGACAACACCAACGCCAACACCAACACCGACACAATCAGAAACAGTAAACCCATCACCTAGTCCAACAACCACGCCAACAGAATTGCCAAGCCCACAGCCGACAACAGAGCCGACTCCCACAAATGAGCCATCTCCCAGCGCAACACCCGAACCATCACCAACTGAAACTTTTTCACCTACACCAACCCCAACACCAGAATTAACACAAGAACCGCAGCCAGAACCAAACACAAATAACCAACAAAGCGAATCGATTTTAATTCAGGATATTCCAACCCCAACACCAGAGATAGCCCTGCCAGAGATAGAAGTGATAGAACCAGAAATAGTTGAACAAATTGTTGAAGAAGAAACAATTGAAACTCCTATCGTTGAACCTGAATTAAGTGTAGAGGAAATACAAGAACAAATAAACGAAGAATACATTGCTGAAAATACAATAGAATTAGCAGTACCAACTGCGCTTGCAGAAATACCTGGTGTTGCTGAACTTTTTGCGGCAACCGAAGCGATTATGAATGTTGGTTCTGATATGACTCAAGAACAACGTGAAGAATCACAATCTGTTGTTGTGGGGGCAATTATTATTACGCAGATCGCTTCTATGGCCAGTATTTCTGTATCACAATCTTCCAGTAGAAAGTTCAAGAAATAATGAGTTGGGTTAAAAAATATGTTGTTGCTATGTCAGGTGATGTTTGGACTTATGTGGGTCTTGGTATTGCTTATTTCACTTTGGATGGGTCAGCAAAAGTTGTAACAGGGTATTTAATCATTGGTGGTCTAGTAATATGGCTAATAACTTTGCCTTTAAGGGATTCTGATGACTGAAGCAATTATTATGGGTGGCCAAATCGCAGGTGCTTTATCAGCCATTGGTGGTGTTGTTTTTGTTATTGCAAAATATGCAATTGTTAGACCCATTCAAAAATATATTGATTCAAGAACTGAGCAAATTCAGCCTTGGAAAAATGGCGGAAAATCTTTGACTGATGTGGCTTTGGGTGTTGCCAGAGTTGAACGCAAAATTGAGCATCTGGGTAAAAGGGTAGATACTTTGGAAAACACGCTGAAAAGCCCTCAAAGCCTATAATTGTCAGAGCCACCCTTTATATTGTGTATAACAGGGAAAGGACAAAATTGCCTAACATTACAGACCCAGAAATCTGGGACAAATTATCAACACAAGCCAAAACTAAATGGCTTGCATTTCAGGCTGATTTAGCCGATTCGAGATGCTCAACTTGCTACCATTACGTTTGTGTTTGCGGAGAGGACTTCTAAATGGGTTTCGATTTAAGCAATTATGCAACTGTTGAAGAAAGAATTCGTGAATTCTGGTCTAGATGGCCTGATGGTCGGATTGAAACAGAGTTAATTCATCATTCAGATAAATCATTTATTGTAAAGGCCTCAGCCTACAAAAACGCTAATGATCAATTTCCAAGCGCAACAGATTTTGCACAGGAAACCATTGGAACTTCAATGACGAACAAAAACTTTGGTTTAGAAACTTGCAGTACAAGTGCGATTGGCCGCTGTTTAGCGACTATGAATATTTCTACTCGTAAGAATGAACCAAGACCATCACGTCAAGAGATGGAAAAAGTTGCAGCGGTTCAAGATAAACCACTTGTTATTGAGGGTGGTCCTATGGGTCGTGCTAAAGCAACAGAAAAACAAATAGGTTTTGCAATCTCAATGCTGAAAGAAATCGCACAACGATTGGAATTCAGTTTTGAGGATGTAATGAAATGGGCGTGTGAGGAATACAAGTGCCAAACACTTGAAGATTTCTCTATGAAACAAATTTCACATTTCATTGCAGATTTGCAAAAGACAAAACAACAGGGTGAATCTTCTGTGTTCTATAACTTGGTGAGAGCCAAAAAAGGTGCAGATTATGATCCTTGGGAAACGCCTAAGAACTAACAAAGGAAACTATTGCTAGAAACTATCCTTGCAATGCTTGCGCCAACTTATGTTGAGCAGAATACAAAGATGGAAATAACAGCAGTAAGGAATTACGTCAAGAGTCATTATTCTGAAACACAATGGAAGTGTATTGATGAATTGTGGCAAAGAGAAAGTTCTTGGCAAACAAAAAAGAAACCTTGGAGAGCCAGAAATCCGTCAAGTGGTGCTTATGGAATACCGCAAGCATTACCCGCTGGAAAAATGGTTTCTCACGGAGTTGATTTTGTAACCAATCCCTACGTTCAAGTAAATTGGGGAATGAGTTACATAAATTCCAGATACAAGGGAAGCCCCTGCAACGCCTTGAAATTTCACGACAGAAAAGGCTGGTACTAAAAGATGAATCCTGCGCTCGTCTTTCAAGCAATACTTTTATTTATTCTTGGACTCGCTGGTTTTGTCACATTAGTTTCCAATTTCAAGCGCTATTGTGATTTAACTGAGGAAGAGGACAAATGAAAGAAGTACGCCCTTATGGCACAGTTGAGAAACGTGCAAACAATCGTTACCGAGTAAGAATTGGTAAGAAGCACGGACACACAACTCTTGGCACTTTTGATTCCAAGATTGAGGCTGAAGAAGCCCTAG